CAATAGTAGGTATTATTTTACCTGCCATTTCGTACTCTTCAGTAGACACATTATACCCATCAATCATTTTAGTAATATCCTCCATTAACTCTTTAGTTATAGGAGTCCTATTAGCAGACTGATTAAGAATAGTATCTGTTTCAATTACTTGTAACTCACCAGTATCAATTAAATTAGATAAAGTTAAAGACATATTACTAAAAACATAAGAATCATAAGGAGCGCTGTCATAATCTATATTATGTTGGTAACTATCTCCTAATGCTCTTTTATCTAAAATAACATTATTACCGTGCTTTGCAAAATAATCTCTTACAGACTCTCTATGATCATTAGAATAATAACCGTTAGTTAATTTAAACATAAGTTTAGTCTGCGGTATATTATCTACGCCTGTATACAAATCATAAAAATTAGTATGAGGTATAATAAAATCAGCTTTCTCATAATCATTAGTAATACTAATCTTATGCTCCTTCAATGCAGCTTTAAGTCTCTCAGTAGATACATTGTGCATAGGTAAAACAAAAGCTCTTTTAACTTGAGTTAAATCAGAAGTTGTTTCTGTAGTTAAAACAATGTCTAGATTATTCATCATAAAACCAACTGATACTGCATCTGTAAACCCCAAGTCATCTAATAACTCGGGGCTTATCTCACTGTGGTGTATATTTTTACTTGCCATAATTATATTCTTTTTATTATTATTAATTGTTCTTTAGCTTCTTCCTCTGAGTATGCCCAGATTCTATAGCCTTCAATTATATATAGTTGTTTTTCCATAATTATTTAATAGTCATTTTAATGATAGCTGGATTCATCATCATTTGGTTAAACTTAGACTTATTTCCGTTGAATATAGTCCTAACTACTAAATATTTTAAATCATCAGTAAAATAGCTAGAAGTGCACAGCGTAATCAGTCTTTGTTGCATTTTTGGATTTACGGTGTCTGTTTTAGAGAAAGCGACAGAGAAATTAGCTATACGGGTAGCTAAAAGGCTTGCTATGTCCGCTCTATAACTATCACCAGAACCTATACACTCTCTTAAAGCCGGTAATACAACCTTTTCATCACCGTGTACTATCTCTTTTGGTGTAACTAGTTTATCAAGCTTGTTATTAATAAACGTCGTAAACATAGAAGCAAATTCGTTACCCACAGAACCTTCACCAATCATTTGGATTAGCGGCAACTGGTCCTCAAAACTTTTAATACTTGAGATACTATTAAAGAACGTTGATATAGAACGCGCGTTAGTTTCTTGAGTCACTAACTCAGGATGCATCAACAAGAAGTTAATACATCTAGTGTCTATTTCATTCTCTTCTGCCCAACGAGCCCACACATCTATATCAAACTTTAAATTAGCAGATATATATCTAGTTTTCTGCGCAGAATCTACAGAGTTAACCATGTAATCACCATTGTCAGGATTAGCAGTTAATATAATATGCCAATCTTTAGGTAAAGTCCACGAGATATAAGTCTGTCTATCTACTAATTCCATACATGCTTGGATAAACCTAGTATCTGCACGGTTCCAGTCATCAAGAAGTAATACACCACCGGCTTTCTTATCCGCAATCCATTCAGGAGCTGAATAAGACATTCTACTCTTACCTGTAGTTTGAAATCCTAGTTTAGAGTGATCGTTAACAGCTACTTCATCTACCCATTTACCTATTTTCTTACCTTCTTTATCTTTCCACATTTGGAATTGTTTAATAGGAAAACCTACTAAGTCACCTAATTCTTCTATCTGAGCTAAGTTAAGCTTTACAAAGTCTAGACCGTGTTTAGCTGTCATGTCCATAATACTAGTAGTTTTACCAATACCTGACTCACCTACTACTTCTATTGCTACAGGCTTCTTTCCGCCAGCCTGTAAATGACGGTTGTTTGTAATGATGTGACCTACAAAATCTTGTAGTTCATCGATGTTTAAATTTACTTCGTTCATAATGTTTGTGTTTAATTGATTTAATTTAATTGAATTTTTATACCAGTTAGATCTTCGTTTATCTGTCTGGTTACGCTGCTATGTACCCATAAAGCATTGTTTGGGCAATTCTCAGGATTAGGCGCTTCTCCATCTGTAAGACATATAAACCCTGAATACTTATTTTTAGGGTCATTATAATGATCTACAACTGGTTGAAAGCATGTACCGCCTCTACCTTTGATTTCCCAATTCTTCTTAGGATCAAATACGGATACATCTGTAAGCTGTGTGTCAAACTGAGCTACAGTAATTTGATTACCGGTTCTATGCATATGTGCTAACTCATGCATAAACTCTACTAATTCTTCACTGCTAACAGATCCTGACGTGTCAACGCCTACTAGCACGTGATTCCTGTGCTTGATTTTAAGACCCGGGTTACCAGCATAACGTTTGTTATTTTTTCTCCTAAGCTTTTTAGTATACACTTTAGATGCATTGTTAACATAGCGTTTAAGAAAAGCTTTCCAATTGAACTTAGGAGGCTCTATATGAAATAATTTTTCAATTATCTCTGCTAGTTCTCCAGGAATAGTACCGCATTTCTTTTCTATTTCTTTTGCTGTTTCTTTCATCTGATGCTCGTATTGCTTTTGTACAAGCTTCTTCTCTGCTTCAGGTAGATCTGTAATTTCATCCCATGTTTTGTGGCAGTATTGACTTTCACCATCCATTTGGTCTAAGATTTTCTGAAGGGCCTCATTACTACTGTTACCTTCACCGTCACAAGTATCATTAAGTATATCATAATATACTTTAGTACCTGCTCTTGGGTGCCTATGTATATCTGTACCCGGGAAAGAGTTTAACGTTAACCCACCTTCTGGTAACATCAACTCGCTAATATATTGGTTGATTTCTATATCTGCCGCAATATTAAAAAGCTTTTTGTTAGGGTATCTGTCTGCTAGTATAATATGCCCAAAAGCTATATGTAATAGCTCATGTTTTAGCAAACCATGTTGATGTAACTCACTTAGACCTCCAAAGAAGTCTGGGTTGATTACTAACCTCATCCCAATACCGTGTTTTCCTACACCTGCGGTAGCACAACTCTTAGTGAACTCTTTTTGTAGTCCAATAAGAAAGATACCGTAGAAAGGCTCTGAAAATATCAATGTTTTTGATATTCTAGAGAGTTGATCTTGTATTGTTCTCATTTTAATGTTTTCATTACGACTTGTAGTAAGGTCTCAGTTATTAAATTCTTAAGTTCATTTTTACCCCAAGAATTTTTTTTCTCTATCTCTAACAGTAAAACGCTTACAAAGTCGTCTAGTATTTTTTTCATGTTTAATTGTTTTAAAATATATACCTAATTTTATTCCAAGGTATAATTGATTGATGTAATTGTTTAAATTCTTGTATATACTCAGCTTTCATACCAAGTTTGTATCGTATATTTTCTCCTCCATACTGAGAGCGTTTAACTTCTTGTTTATCTAAAACCCACAAATCTACTTCTGTTTCAGGGTGTTTCCCTAAGTTAACTGTGTGTTTCTTAAAGTTGTGTGTAAGAAAAATACATTCTGATAATACTATATCTTTATTTTTTACATGTTTGTTTACCAAGTTAAATAGATTTTTATAATCTTCTAACCACCCATCATATACTATAATAGGGCTGTAATTAACGTGCACATCGTAACCAGCATCAACAAATCTATCAATAGCTTTTAGTCTATCTAGTATTTTAGATGTATTAGGCTCATGTAAATCTGATTTGTGTTGAGGCATAAGACTGAATCTAATACGAATCTTACCTTCTGGGTTAAATGAAAGAAGTTTATCATTTACATATTTTGTTGCAAAACTACCCATTGCAATAGGATGATCTCTGAAAAATTCAAATATCTTTTCCCACTGATGGTGCTTAGCATGTAATGCAAAATCCTCGTTACAACTAATATCGTATGTTGTAAGCTCAGGATGTGTTTGATTAGGTTTATCTACAGGTGTAAAGAAAGCGTGATTGTTTACAGCTGTTAATATATCTCCTGTGTTAGTTGCTACATCAAGACCATTATCTTTGTGTCTTTTCATGTAGCAATAAGAACAGTTATATAAACAGCCATAACCAAAGCTTGGGCTAATAAAATCTGTAGATCTACCTGAAGGCCTGATAAGCATAGACTTTCTAGTGATCTTTTTTATCATAGTCCTAACTTTTCTTCATCCATACGATCTTCTAAAAAAGAATCATGCATTCTATCTGCGTACTCATAATCTAGCTCAGGTTCTTCAAAGAATTCTTCACAGTCTTCACATACAAATCCTTCTTCTGGTTCTGCATATTCTAGACATTCTCTATCTGAACATCTTTCATTGATAATAGGCGCACCGCAACAGTAGCTAGGACCGTCAGAATTATCTGTGTATTCTGCCCCACAGCAAGGGCTTACTAAGTTTGACATAGTTTAATTGTTTAATTGATTAATAAAAAAGAGCCCTGTTAAGGACTCTTTATAATGTAAAAAGAAAGGAGCGGACTTACATGTAGTAGGTAATCTACAATGCCCGTCTAGCCCGGGTTACATTTAACAGGTACTTTAAATGCTCAAAAAAACTAGTCCTAACCTATAATTGTTTGATAAGTTCAACCACCTCATCTACTTGCTTTTTGTTTCTTGGCATAAAAAGCACATAGTGATGATTGTTATCCTTAAGATGTTTTTTGAATAGTTTCCACCTTAACGGAAAAGACTCATTTGCATAGCCTTTTGTTTCGATAATAAATTTACCGTTTGGATCTACAAAATCAGGTGTGTATGTAATAGGCCTGATTTTACTTCCTTTGTTATAAAGTTTCTTAGATGTTCCTTCATAACATGCTTGAGGATACACTAAAGCATCAAATATAGTAAATGTGTGTTCTTCATATTCTACCAATATTTCAGCTTTTTCTAA